TTCCATCCATGCAAGTTCCGAGCTCGACCTGCACCAGGAGTCCTACTAGTACGTAAAGATTTCTTAATGCTAGTTACCCATGGATATATCTTCTCATCAAGGGGCCTAATGATATTTTCCATAGTAGCATAGCCCAGCGCATTAGCAAGATCTCTAATCTGAACATCATCCAACGTAGGCATAATCTTGTCTACTTGGCGACCCTCTGCAATTAACTGCTCAGCAGGAGTAGCCCCTGTAGCGAAAGGATCTGATGGCCTACCATCAGCACTAGAAAATCTCTGTAACTTAGGAGTAGGTTCAGGTACTCCGGGCTTAATAACTTCAGGAGCCGCTACAGGGCGTTCACCTGTCTTGTTGATAATGGCTAGTGCCTTAGAGCGAAGATCTTTAATAGAAGTGGCACCAACAGTCTCAAGAAGTTTTGCTAGTGCTTCCTTAGGAATCATACCATTTTCAGCAGCAACAATAACATCTTCAAGAGTCTTGAAGTTTCCTACTACTACCTTAGCTTTAAGCTCACCCAGACGCTTTTCAAAACTGGCGTTTGACCTAGCCTTGCGGAGGTATGCCATTTCTTCCGGAGAGAAGACACCTGCATACTTAGCCATCCAAGATACTGTCTCAGCCGGATTAAACCTGCGAGATTTCGTGGAGCTAGTAGTCACTGTTTCGTGCACAATCTTAGAAACAGTTTTGGTCTTAGGCTTAGGTGCAGTTTCTCCGATTAAACTGTAATCTAATTCAAAGGGCTTAGCATCTGCACCCTCAGCTACCGGCTTAAGAGGAATACCCAAGTCAGTAAGATACTTCTCAATACTAACAAGTTCACCTCTCGCATTGTGCAAGTAGATATTCCGAGCATCTTCTACACTGTGAATAGGGAACTTGTTTAAGAAAGCTTGCGTCTTAAACTTACCTCCAACTTCACCAGTGCGTAAAAGAGCACTAGCCTGCTGAACAGTAAGACCCCCAACAGGGTTGCCCTTATTAGAGTAGAGTACTGCTCCGTAGCCTTCTCCAACCTTAGGAAGTGCAGATACTCCCTTAGCCTTATAGATTTTAGTAGCTTCAGTATTGAACAGCGTATCGATCATCTTAAGTTTTTCAGGGTCATCTGTAGCCTTAGCACTGCGCAGTATGTCTGATACCTTAAAGCCGTTAATCGTGTGATCAGGAGACTGCATAATGCTAAGCTTAATAGCTCTAAGATCTGCAAGACGGCTATCTGTTTTTGAAGTAGTTGCCGCTACAGCGGTAGCTTCGATAGGTACTTCAACCTGCTTAACTACTGGACGAGATACCGTAGTAGTCTCAGTGATATCCTTGAAAAGAGGCTGAACCGACAAGGAATCAGGGTGCAGTAAACTAGGCATGCTAGTAATCTGCTCACTGAGAGACTGTGCTTGTGCAGTGCGCAGTACACCAGGAGCACTGATAGTAGTTTCCCCACCTGGTGACCCGATGAAAATTATATTACCAGGTTTACTTGCTTTACCAGGCGTACTAGGTGTGCCAGGTTTAGGTCCTTCAAGTGCATACTTGGCAAAAGCACTTGCTTGACCTGTACTAACTACATTACCCTCAAGCACCTTAGGCGCTACGTTAGCTGCTGTATCAGTAAGGGTGGCAGGCTTGCCTAACTTACTAAGTGCCTGGTACGGAGCAGTAAACGCCTTAACTGGGATGTAAGAAGTAGGATCAGTTAGGATATCTAGTCCTAAACCAGCTCCTATATTGTAGGCTTTCTGTGCACCACTAGCATTAGGATCATGAGGAAACACTAGTTTACTAGGTAGTACCTTACTCTCACCACTAAACCCACGCCACCAGTCCTTGGCTGCGTTCCCTGTAGCACCGGCAGGGAGTTTAGTATCAGAAGGCTCAGCAAAAGGATTTAGATACCACTTAAAAGCATTAACTGTGGCAGGCTGACCTTGTAAAGCTGAACCTGAGCCATAGGCTGGCCTGCTAAGCTTATCAATTGTCCACCTAGCAGGCCCTGTCTCAAGTCCTCCATTAGCTAAGAAACCTAGTGAGGGAGATACAGCATACAACAGCTTCTTTAAATCAAAACCCTTTTTAGGCTCATCGACAGATTCAATAGCAGGTAAAGTTCCGCGACTCTGCATCATCGCATTGATAGCGATAGCCTGCGGAGAAAATACGTTACTGCCATTAACAGCGCCGCGACCAACAAGGCCGTTTTGAGTCTGCTGCAATAAGCTCATGCGGAAGCCCTGTAGCGACCTCTGTCTCGCTACAGCCTGCTGAAACCAGTCACTCGCCATTTAACTACCCCACGTTATTGTAGGCATTATACGAAGGCTTAATCTGCTCGTACATAAAAGCCGCCAACGATTGAAGTGCCTGATCATCTACAGCTTGGGCAGGATTAGTCTTTCGCAACTCTGCATTGAGCTTAGCAGCTTTACTAATCATATCAAAACCACTAGACGGATTTTGCTGTCCAGCCTTAACTACAAGGTCCATAGCCAGTCCGGCACCCTGAGGACCGAACAGTTGAGAAGCTTGGTAGTAGCCCTTATCCATAGGACCCATCATGCTCCACTGCTGGCTAATGCTAGGCTGCTGAGACTCGGAAGCCCCTTGCTGACTACTATTATACGCAGAGTAAGCTTGATTCTGCTGATCCTGCATATTCTTAAGATAAGAATTTTCCATATCGTACTGACGTTCTGCAAGCTGAGAGTTATAGGTACCCTGAGCCTGAAGAGCCTGGTTACTGTACTGTGCAAGTACCTTCTGCAATGTCTGCTGCAGAGCTGAACGCTGGCTATTACCTTCATAGCCCGCAATATTCTGCTGAGCCGTATTGAAAGATAAGTCACCCTGACGACTAAGCCCAAGTGAGTTGTTAGCAGCCTGCTGGTTAGCTCCCATGATACCATTAATTAAAGCTTCATTAGCGTACGACTGTCCTAAAGCGTCAGGAGCTGCAGCTTCAATACCGAACTGCTGCAACAGAGCACTAGTATTAGCCTGTCCAGCATCGAATACGCTATTTACATCTTTCTTACCACCAGCATACGCAGCGTTAACCGTACCATAGCTCTGGTTGTAGTTGTTATTAATGGTACTAGCATTTTTGCCAATGTCAATACCAAGAGCTTTATACATAGCTGCAAGCTGAGCGTCACCTGCTGACGCTTGCTGCTTAGCCTGCCCTGAAGCGTTATTAATAGCTGCAAGCTGAGCTTGGTAAGCAGGGCCTAATTGGTCGGCTGCAAGCTGACTAAAATCAGGCTGCGGCTGATTCATCATTTCCATGATATAGCGCTGTAGCGGGTCTACATACTCAGTATAAGTTGTGGACCGAGAACCATTCGCTACAGGGGATGGGAAGCCCATCTAAACCTCCTAAGCGATAGCTCCGTACTGAGCAGCGCGACGAGCAATGGCATCCTGCTTAGCCTTAGTCTGAGTAAGATTCTGTTCAGACTTGAAATTACCAAAATCAAGACCAAGATTAGCTAAGAAGTCACTGCGGGCCCGCGAAAGATCAGCCTGTCGAGTATCAAACTGAGTACCTAGATCACCAGCCGCCTTGCCGTAAAGACCGGAGTGCAAAAGACCTCGGCCAGTATAATCATTTTGCTGGTCAGATAAACCCTGTGTGCGATCCTGACCAAGCTGGGCTACATTACCAGCATAGTTGGTATTGTACTGGTTAGTCTGAACGCCCATCTGAGCCTGGTAATCAGCTAACGCTTTATTAAGAGCCGCTACCTGAGCCTGATACCCAGAATCTGCACCTAGATACGCATCAATAGAAGGCGCAGGAGCAGCAGCAGAAACCTGACCAGTTGCATTAGCGCCTACAGCTCCACCGCCACCAGTGTAGCCACCTCCACCACCACCTCCACCGCCATAAGAAGGCGAAGGAGTAGGACTCTTCTTAACTACAGCAGGAGGACTAAACTTAGGCGTAGTAGTATTGAAAATAGTCTGAGTCTTAGTACCTGGCTTATAAGGAGAAGGTAACGGCGCAGGACCTGTGTTACCCTTATCCATGTAGGTTGCCACTACGGCTCCTTACTTCTGACCCCTCAGCCAATTAGAGGAGAAAAAATTACCGGATTGTTGAGCCTTAAGCCTGCTCAGCAGCGCATTACGCTGCGCAACAGTTTTAGCATCTCGTTCTCTATAGCCTAAGGGGTCTACAGGACCAATGTTAGGCGCTGATCGTCCACCACCATATACCTTATTACCAGCTGCATATGGCTTAAACCCTCCACCACCTGTAGCGGACCCTAAGAGATAGGTCATTAGGTCCATAGTAGTATCCTATCATACTAGCTTGCGTTAGCAAGCATTAGTTAACATCCTTACCTACTTGCTGCTTCTGGTTAATAACAGGGTTAACTGTGAAAATCTTAATAGGGGCTTGGGTAGACGTACCATCTGTAGTCATTTCGATGTCGAAATAAACGTTACGGAAACGAATAGCTTTTAAGAACTTTAAGAATCGACGACCAACAGAACCTGTTGTACTCACAGTATCTACTACAGTAGGAGCGGTATTAAGGGGCTGTCCCCAAGTGGATGAACTTAAACTGCTCCAAGTACGCCCGTTAAGTTGCCCCCATGTCACAGAGAAAGTGTACACAACTGGGGTAACTGTGCCAGTTACATCTCCCTGTGCAATTAAGTCTACACCCCACCAGTAAAGACGCTTGAACAAATTGGGACTGTTGAAATCGAAAATTTTAGTCCTAATTTTACAAATCATAACTTCTGATTGAACACCAAAAGCATCAATAAGCTTATACGTCATATTATCATCAACGTCGCAAGCTGCAGCTATGTACGAATTAGGATCTTTACTTGTGCTAAGCTTAGGAATTTTAATGAAATTAGCAAATAGATAGCCACTTGTCCATGTAGTCCAAGTACGAGTCCTGAGATTGAATACATACACATTATCGAAATACCTACAAATAAGACGATCTCCAACAATACACAAACTTACAGGGTACAGATAAGCTGTTGATCCACCAGTGCTAGCTTCAAGATTAATTTTATAGTTAAGCTTGCTATAAATGTAGTTTACAAGTTCATAAATAAATCCTTCATGGTACACGTAAATTGTATTTTCATGTTGAATTATGCACTCAGTACCTGATACCCCAACAATAGGAGAAATAGGCTGCAAAACACCCTTAGTAGGAGCAGAGTCGTAGGAGAATACATACGTACTATCTTCTTTGAATAAGTAGAGGGCGTTGCCCGAGGTATACAGGTCAATAAGTTTTTGACCATCCCCTGGACTAACGTCAACGAAATCTGAACTTGTCCACGTTGCTGGGTCACCATTGTTACTGAACCACACCCGACTTGCGTTAGTTGAAGCCATAGAACCTGCTACAATATACAACCTGTCTTTAAAAATAGTACCAGCCATTCCCTTAGGCATAGCTGCTACATTAGTCCATGTACCAGGATCGCCAGGTGTGGTCGGAGGCGTCCACCATCCACCATCTCCAATAGACCCAGGTTGAGCAATAACCCAAGCTTTACTTCCATACTGAACCATCGCTGAAGCTTCAATAGCTGCAGCTGTAGACACCCATTCACCGCTATTATCGTAATACACATCACCAAAGAAACTACTAAGAAGCCAACTAGCTCCATTATTATCAGTGAAGTATCCTAGTAATTTAACAGTCTCTACTCGAAAAGATCCAATATAAGGCTCAATGGGTGGCCTACTAGTCAATGCTCCATCTGTATCAAATTCAAAATTCTCACAAACGGCTAATTCATCATCAGCTATCGCTGATGGATCACTAGAAGTATTGAGACCTCCTTTAAAAGGTCCAATACGCACAGCGGTTCCAGGCATTACATATCCTCCTCGAGAACAGTAATGCTCATATAGTGACCCCTGTTATAGCTATTAGGATCTTCAGCTAATAAATTAAGACCAGCATCTACCTGCTGAGCCTTAAAATTAGATCCCTGCCAATCGTCATCCTGCTCGTAAGCTTGAGACATGACATACTGTAACACTGTTTCAAAGTAGGTATCTGGAACTGTTAAAACGTCACTAGTGTTCGATACTTCTGCAGGAGTTTGAATATAATATAAAGTAACATCTTCACCCGATACCTGAGGAACAGGATACAAATAAAGTACCGTTCCCCATTCCCACCAAACTACAGGAGTACCATTTTGAGACATAGTCGGATCATACTTACTAACGTACTCTTGGGCTTCAATAAACCCTTTATGATCAAGAGCTTTACCCTCATACTGTAAGTGCTCAATATTCAAAATACTAAGAGAAGAGAACGTATACTGCTGCTGACCCGCTACAGAGGGCGTAGTTGACTGAGCTTTCAGAATACGATTCTTCTTGACAATCTCCATTAGTGCAGAGTTTGTCCAGTTGGTGATGTCAGCGACAGTAATCTGCGAGCCTGACTCGTCACCAAACTGCCTAGTGACCCGATCAATTACATCTTGCAGGGTCTTGGTAGAGCCAGCCAGCCCCATGATTACCCCTTACTGAAACTTAATACCGTTATGCCTGAAAGTATTGAGTGGACTGCGTACAATAGCAGAAGCTACATCATTAGCAGCTTCCTCTTTCTCAAGCTGCTCCTTTAACTTAAGTGCTCTTTGAGCAGCTTCAAAAGCCTCAAGCTGGCTAAGCACATCATGTTTAGTTGTATCATTAGACCACAACCACTGAAGCAGCCTTACATCTACCTCAGAATCCTTACATCGCCTTACAACATACTGAGGCTTACCAGGTGCCATGTGAATAATAGCGAAAGGTTCTGTCTCATCCAAGTCTCGCTTATCCGGAGGAATCCATGTTAAATACAGGTCCGGATTGTAATCATTAATAATCTCAGCAATACGACGATGCTCTTCTGAAATGAAATATCCAGAGTCTGCATCATAGATATATGCATTAAGATCAGTAGATGTAAGACTCATCGTCCAGTCACCATGATATCCGCTACAGCCGTTGTGGGACCTCCCGTGACTACCCAACGAATACGAATAGACTTAGGAAGTACAATATTAACAGGAAGCCCAGGGCCTACTTCAAGCTTTGTGATATTAGTATTAGGAGAAGCCGAAGCTGCAGTTACAGCGGAACCTGCCGCTACCTGAGTAAACCGTCCGTCTAGCTCTACCTTGTCTACAGCAAAAGTAATACCTGGAGTAGCACCCCCACTAAGGGAATTAAGGTAAACTGAAATAGATACCTGAGTAAAAGCTTGAGTATCAATAGTGACACTCTGACCGTCGGTCTTGCAGTCTACGCCATTCTGGTAAACTGCCGCTGTAGTAACTGGCATGCAACTCTCCTAGTACAGTCGTGGCCTTTCACCAGCCAGCTTATATAAATCATAGAGAGTTTCTCCTACGCCGTCACTTCCTGTAGCGGCCTTAAGTCTTGCATACTCTCTATCTACTACACTTCCAGTAGTATAACCTGCAAGTGCTAATTGCTGCATAATAGTATCAATTTTAGAACCAATAAACCCGCCAGCAAGTTGAGGAGTAATAGAGTTAGCAACATCAGTTTCTGTAGCTTGCCCAATTGCAACATAGATTCCAGGAAATGTAGGAGTAATAGAATTAGCAGTATCCGTCTCTAACGCTTGTCCAATAGCAACAGCAGTTCCCATAACAGGAGTAATAGAGTTGGCAGTATCCGTCTCAGCTACCTGCGCTATGGGGGCATTTCTGGTAGGAAGAATAGTATTAGCAGTGTCTGTCTCTGTAGCTTGACCTATAAGCTGGCCAATTTGAGGTAAGATAACGTTTGCAGTATCTGTCTCAGTTACCTGATTAATATTGACATCAATACCAGTAGCAACATCAATAAGATTAACTGTCAAACCGACATACGATAAAGACTGAGCAGCTACGGTTGTGGCAGCTGCAATAGATGTAGTAGTAAACGCTTTATACGAGACAAAAGAACCCACGTTACGGTTAGTAGAACCTAGTGTAGAGGACGCTTGTACGTCTGACGTATATC